ACACCTATAAGAACTACTCCCAATAAAAATCTTTTGAAACCTTTAGCACCAACAGCTACAGGTACTATTTTTATTTCCTGTTTACCTATGGGTACATCTAGTTCTTTTTCGTTTATTTCATAGTTTCCAACTTTTACACAGTAATTTTGTTCTATCATGTGTGATTGCAGAGCAGGAAAATTTGCGGTTAAAAATCTAATAGCATCTACTGTAGAGTTTATTTCAGCCTCAAAAGTGCTTTGTCCTAAAAATCGAGCTAGTCTGCCGTAAACTTTTATTTTACTGAGCATAACGATACCTCTTCTTTGTACATTCTATCCATTTTTCGTCATAAGTTTCTCTTGAACTGAGTCTTTTCACACAATGTTGAAGAATGGTCTGATCTCCTACATATAAAGCCACATGATCTAACTTGCCTGTATTAGTTGTGTCCATAAGTAAAACATCTCCAACTTCTGTCTCATCATTTTCATCTATCTCTACAAAACCTACTTGAGGTAAACCATATTCAAACAGAGGAGATTCAGAAAATTCCTTTGGGCTTTTAGGCCTTTTCCAATGTTTTATAATTATATTTTTCTTTTGTTTATACCAATCAGTAATTAAACTCCAACAGTCTTGAATATCCCATACCCACTCTCTGCCAATTAATCCTTTTTCATACCCAGAGGGTTCAAAATAATACCAATCTGATGTTTCTGGGGTAACAATATAAAAAGGTAAATCTAAATATTCACAACTGGCAAGATCAGCCTGACTAGGTGTAGGAGGATGGTTTGGGTGACTGTGAAATATAGCTACAATTTCGCCCTGATCTTCTGCATTTATCCAATCATCAGGATCTATAATAAATTGATCTCCTAAATCTTCAGCAATATTATTACAAGGATAATATTTTTCTTTTCCTTTATAGATAGCTACTAAACCACAAGCCTCATGCGGTGCATCTTTTTTTGCGTGTTGTAAAGCAATATCTTTCCAAGTCATCCTGTAAACGCTCCAATGCCTGGAAATAATTCCTTAGTTGCAATTCTGGCTGGAAGTTTTACATTTACTAGATCTAACGCAGATTGAGCTTCCCATGTAACTACACTTCTATTCTCAGTAACTTTACGATCTAAAAAATATATTTCCTGTGGAAACTCTGCTGTTGGATCAGGCGTTCCAAATGGATTGGTTTGTGTAGTAGACGATGAAGTTGTTGTTTGTTGGATCGTATTCGGATCATTCATTGTAATAGTATTACCCATATTATTTCCATGACTTGTGCAGTAGTATCTTAAATCATTTGGAGCAGAGGGATAAGCTGGAGAATAAGTCACTGTAGCTCCTGCATTTCCAGCAGTTCCGACTACAGTTGTTGTTTGTGCTCCTCCAGCATCTGATTTTATTGCTAAAGGGTGTCCACTATTTGTTGCATCTGATTGGTCAAAAATATAAGTAGATCCTCTTTTCATTGTAATTACAGGATTATTTACACCATTTATTCTAAAAATGTTTCCACTTCCAGGGTTATGAACAGTAACAGTATAAGTCACAATTTCTGCGTCATTAGGATCGGCTACAGTAGTAGTTGAAGTGCTAGTAACTGTCTCTGGAGCAAAATTAACAGCATCTAAAAAACGTGCCAAAGTTCTTATTCTTGTAAATTTTGCACCATTCAAATCATTACCAACAGTCGTTGTATTTACATCTTGCATTATGGCAGTTATCGTTCCAAGAATATTACTTATTGTAATTGTTGGTCTAGGTAAAGTTCCTGTTGAACCAAATTCAAAGCCAGTACACTCAATGGGAAATCTTAGGTAAGAGTTGCCAGCCCAAACAACTTCTCCATCTGCGTTCATATTTGCACCATTATGAAAACGATATATAGTGTTTGAACCATGTAAAGCTGTATTAAGTTCAATCGTAAAAAGTTCAATTATTGAACCTGGATTTAAAGATTGTAATTGAGAAACTGGTACTGCCATTAGGGTTCAAAAACCTCCTCAAATGTTGCATTAATAGTAGCTCTATTATTGTAAGGTATGGATTTTGTCCAATTATTGCAAATAAATTTACTTGAACTTGTTTCAGCAGGTGGGGTAAAATCAAAACTTTCTGTTCCGCCACGGGCATCAAGAAAGGCTTCTATGGTGTCTGCGTCTGTTTCACTAACATTAAAAGTTAAATTAAAAATTTTTGGATCTTGATTTAACCCAAACTGAACACGCTGCTGATAGCCGTCACCAAATTGTGTTAATCGTACATTTGGTCGATTTGTTTTTCTTGCTCCATAAGTAGGAGTAATTGAAGGAAAGGTTGCCATTTATCTAGAAAGTAAACCACCAGGGCGTTGTTGCTTCACAATTTCACCCTGTACAGCAGCAGCCACCAACGCTCCTAATTGTTTTCCTTCTTCTTCGTCTCCCTCTACATTAGAACCAGAAGCATCTACGTTTACTACAATATTTGTTGAACCACCCATACCACCTAATTCATTATTTGGAATTACAGTACCGCTAGTTTTAGGAACAAATAATTCAGCACCTCTTTCTCCTACCATATAAGGTTTTCCTGCTTTTGCTTGACCACCATTAGCTAAGAATCCACCAAATATTGATCCAAGTATTCCTACTCCTTTTTCCAAACTTCCTCCTGTATTGCCAAATAAAGCCATGTTTAAAAAAGCATCTGCTAATTTATTTAATACATTATTTAATGCTTCATTTAATGTTTGAGTACCTTGAATTAATCCTTTAATTGCATTACTCATATCTTGAGCAATAATATTAGAAACTTGTCTAAAAGGATCTACAAGTGCTTTTGCATTAGCAACAACAGCTTTTTGCAAGTCAATTTGTGCTTCTAATTTTCTTATAGTGTCATCATGCAAACCGTTTTCTGTTCCTTTATTATCTAATTTTAAAAGTTCTAATTCATTCTCTAAATTAGTTAATTCAAATTGTTCCTGCATTAGAGTTAGTTTTTCACTACTCGTGGTTAATCTTTTTTGTTCAATCTCTAAAGCCTGCTGTAAAGGTAAAATTTCTTTATTAAATTTTGTTTTATCAATCAAATCTTGATTTGGATTTGTTGGAGGAGGGCCGCCTTGAGGAGTTCCTCCTGGTAATAAATTTGGAGTAACATCTGGTGAGCCAACTGCTTTCTTAAGATTAAAAGTTAATCTTTCATCAAAAATTTGACTATAACTTTTACCAATATCTTTACCTTGATTTGTAGTATTAAATAATCTTTGAGCTTCTAATTGAGATTGATTTACAATAGATTGTTGTACTTTACCGAAATTTTCACCTTCTTGAGCTTTTAATGATTTTAATAAAGTTCCTTGAGTCATTCCACTCATTATGGAATCAATAAATGGTACTAAAGCCTTACCTAAAAATAAAGTTATAGCTGTTCCTAATTCATTTACTTTATTTTTAAATTCAAGCATTTTTTCAGAATTTTCTTTCAAAATATCAGGAGCATCACCAAACTTTTCATTAAATTTATCCATGACTAATTTTGCTGCTGAACCTTTTAAACCTAATTTCTCTAACTCTTTAGCCATTTTCTCAGTAGGAGTTCCAACTAACCCTAGTTTTCCAATTAAATTCTCAATGTTTTCCTCTGGCTTACGCATTGCCTCACTTAAATCTTCCATAGCCGAACCAATAGCCGTACCAGCTATGGATAGTGCAAACCCAAACTGACCCATGCCTGGTATTGCTGATAATGCTCCTCCAGCTACACCACCAGCAGCACCACCTAAAGCAGAAATAGGTCCTTGTCCGAACAACAAAGGAAAACCACCACCAATAATTCCACTGCCCACAGCACTTGCAGCACCTCTACCAATAGCAGATCCTACTCGACTACTTTTTAATCGTGCTCTTGCTAATTCATTTTCAGCTTTTATTTCTCTTTCAATTATTTTTTGTTTTGCTTGACTTAAACTTATACCGTTCTTATAAGCAATTTTTTCTATTTCAAAAAGTTTATTTTTTTTGGCTAATTCTTTACTATACTGATCTTCAACTTTAATTACATTTCGGATCGCTTTGCGATAATCTTCAGTACCAATCGCTGCTGTATTTAAAGCTCTACTGGCACGATTGACTTCCTTGCTTAAACTATCAAATGATTTAACACTTTTTTTGCTGTCTTTTACAACTGTTCTGTTTAGTTTATCTATTGACCTTTGTAAAAGTCTAGTTTCTACACGAGTTCTTTGTAGTTCTTTCTGTCCTTTAACAGCTAAAGCTATTTGAACATCATAATTAGCCACTTTTTAAAAAGAACCGCAATATTTTCTCTATCTTACCGCTTTCTGCCTTTTATAGCACTATTTCTTTGTGCTTGTTCTTTTTGTTTTTCATATTCTTCATGTTCTATCTCAGCAAAAGCAGCCCAACCGATCATCTCTTCAATAGTTAAGGTTTCACACAATTCAGCAACAGTTTTTCCTAATTCTTTTGCTAATGAAAAAATAAATTTCCATTGATTATTAGCTTTTTAATTCGGCTTTAGCCTCTTTTACCTCCTTATCAGCACCAGCATTAACCATTGCTAATTGTATTTCTTGTAAAACATTTGCTTCCACTTCTCTTCTTAAAGATGCTTTGTCACCATCTTGAAAAAGCCTATTCCCATTGTTATCTAATGCTTTTTCAATCATCAGCATCAAAGCAAAATCACTATTATCATCATTAATTGATTTTTTTTGTATAGCTTCTCTTTCAGCAATAGTAAGTGGGTGCCAATAAACACTGAAAATAATTTTGTCATCTTTAATTACGTCATGTCGATATAGCTGGCTGACACCAAAACTATTCTTCAAAAGTTCAATTGCTCTAGTCATAAAATAAGTATTGCTACTTTATTATACTAGGCATTAGCTGAGAATTGGCAAGATATTACACCAACAAAATGACTTCTATCTTCAATTTCTAATACTGTTGGTCCATTTATGTCCTCTGTTCTTGGACTTACATTAAAAGTATCAGTGTAATTAGTTTCATTAACAGATTTCAAACCAGTTATTACTGATTCACTTATGGCTGACAAAACAGAAGTGCCCTTATTTTTTGGAACGTAAATATTGCATTGGACAACACCAGAATAAAATGTTCCAGAAGCTCCTTGCACTGGAATAGTAGATTGACCAAAATTTAGTGTCATAGTTACATATTTTTTAGATTTTCCTGGTGTAACAAAACTTACGTTGTCATAAACAACAGAAACCGTATTATCTGCTGCTACCACTGCATCTGTAACTGCTTTTTCAAATGCTGCTCTTGCGTTTACTAAAGTCATAATTAAAACTCAGTGTAGAATTGTCCACCTGTACCTTCAGACGATAAACCTTGTGTTTGTCTAGAGGCTACAAATAATCTACCTTTTTTCTCTTTCATTGTTTCTTGAATTAATTTTCCTAACTCACCTTGAACAAAAAATTGAACTTTACCACGTTCTAATGCGTAAGCAGCGTATTTAGCTCTATTTCCAATAAAAACTGGTTTTTTATAATTAAAAGTTTTTTGAACAGGAAATCTTCTTTCAATTTTATAAGCTGGTTTCTTATTAGTAAATGCAACACTTTTTTTAATATCAGACCAAGGCTTAAAATTTTCCACTTTATCTTTCGCTTGTACGCCCATAGTCTGAGCCTTCCAACTACTTGCAAAAAAACCTGTATAAACTGGACTTCTTTTTTTAGTAGATAGACTACTATGTACTTTTCTTATTAATTGGTTAAAATCAGCATTTAACTGAGCTTCAAGGTCGTCAATAGGTTTACTTTTGAGAAAATTTTTAGCCATTAAAATCGCACCAATACTGTAAATAAATAAACTTGTCCACCCTTTTTAGTATCAATATCGTAAATCTTTGCAGCTACATTAGATCCTGCATAACTCAATGTAATTTCATCATCAAAATCAACTTGGTTATCACCTATTAGATCGGGAGTGATGTACAATTTTGCACTCCTCATTTCTTTACCTTCATCTTCCTCTGACTTAATAAACTCGATTGGAACTTTGATGCTGTAGCTGGTGTCTGTTGTTGTATAAGCACCAGTGCTGGTGTTGTAAGTTCCCGAAGCCTTCTTTGTATAAGTAATAGTCGTATCGAGAGAACTACCAAGATCAGCTACAACTTGTTTAGCTACACTTTTTAATAATGAGTCTAGTTGTCCTGCCATTATCCTCTAACTACCCTCATCTGAAAACTACCAGCTCCACCTAACATATAAGCTCCAAGGTAACTTTGTAACCACGGGTAAACATCTAAAATGTTATTTATAGATCCAGTTCCCTGACTATCTGTGTTGTATTTAACTTGAATATCTCCTAGTTTTACTTCAGAAAAATTACCATCTTTACCAGTAGTACCAGTTATAGCTCCCGTATCATTTGCCAACGCTCTGGCTAATTCATATTGTGCATATTTAATATTGTTAGGAATGATAGAACAAGATAGTTCAACACCATCTACCTGATAATTATTTCTTGGAAACTTTAATGCCTGTCCATCATCACACCTATCTCCGTAATAAACTAAAGTATCAATCCATCTTGTAGCTGATATTAGTGATCTCTTCTTCTGATCGTCTGTTTTGTTTGTCCAAGTTGAAGAATCTGGGGAGGTATCAAAATAATCATTAGCTTCTGTCAAAGTGACATAACTATTGGCATTTTCTCCTTTTACTGTTGCGTTTATAGTGGCTGCCACGATTAGTAAAGTAATTTAGTTTT